TGTAGAAGAAGTCTGGAATCCAGGGGCTTGTCCAACTGCAATTAGTTGACGCTCGGTTGGAGCCTGTCCAAGTGCACCTGCCTCAAGACCAAGTTCTCTTTTCTGATTAGGACTCGTTCCAGTTACTTGTCCAATACTTGAAGCGCCTTGTCCAAATACTGCTGCGATGTTCTCAAGAGTACCCTCTGACATTTCTGTTGCGATCATAACCTCCATAGCTGACTTGAACAGCTTAGCTGTATCAAGTAACTGATCTACGGTGACTGCATCAAATGTTGGGTTATATGTAATTTGAAGACCGTTGTTGGTAAAACCAACGTTGCGATATCCAAACTTACCTGCTTCTTGAGCAACGGCATTTAATGTAGTTGTGTATGATTCACCCGATACAAACGCTGGAACTCCTACTGTTGCTGGAACAGATGTTCCAGATGAAGCAGCAAGACCTGCGCCTGGTTCTATGTTACTGATATAATCTGAATCGTTAATGTCAATGTTTGACAAGAACAACGGGGACGCACCAACAATAATATTTTTAGCATTACCTACGGATTGTGCCATAGTTTTGTTACCTCCTATATTTCAATATATATATATATTTAAATCGTAAACCGAAGCTGGCTAGGCTTCTTTCCTCTGTAGGATAAGTTTATTGCATAACACCTAAAAAGGCAAACTCTAGGCAAACCTACCTACGTTATCTGTAATTCTAGAATATTTGACCTCTAATATGACTTCAGCCGAAAAGAACCCTTGAAGCTCCTCTGAAGGAGCTGTTGGGGATATATCGGCTATAAATATGCTATGAAACTTGAACTTATTAGATAGACCTGTCCATTTGTTTATGTCACTAGCAGAATCATCCATGCGTCTAAATTCGTCTGTCATATAATTTCGGATCTCTATTATATCCGCCACGGATGTGGCATATATGTTGAACAAGATTTGCTCACAGCATATTAGCCAGTTTTCTTCATAGGATAGTCCTATCTTGTCATAGACTATGTGCTTCTTGCCGCTTAAAAATTGATTCATTTCAGCTGCTTGCTGAACAGGTATAATTGGCACGATATTTTCATCTAGATTATCTGACCAGTAGGCGTCCTTGTCAAAAATATTACGAGTGTACAATTCTTTCCACAGATACTTACGAAGCTCTAGCATCGCATCTAGTTTATAGTCAGCCGTCACATTGCGCCTCCGAATGCAAGCATAAGGGCAGAATCTGCTTGAGATCTAATCATATTTGGAGAAAATGAATACTGAACCCTTTTAATGTTAGGGGGGACCCTTAGTGCTTTTGTAATTCCTGAGTTAAATATTCTTTGAAACCCCGATCTTTTAATTGATTGATTTACTAAGTTGCCGCTAAAAAATCTTGAATGAGCAAGCGTAAATTGATTTCTGGCAGCAGACCCGCCTGGTCTCCTGACGGTGACGGGCTGCCCTTTAGGCATAAATACAGTTTCTCCATTATACTCAAACACTAAGCGTTCGGCATTTTTAGGTCGAATTACAAGAGGCTTTCCTTCCTCTATTACTGAGGCCTTATTTACAAAGACATGCCTACGCTTTCTTGTAGAAGATGGGACCATTGATCGTGAAGGAAGAAACTCATAATTTATTTTAAAAGATACTCCTTCTTGTGATATTTTCTTTAGTCTAAAAAGCCTTGCCGTTGGAACACCAACCTTTTTCCACTCGTATACATGATGTAACGACTTGGTTCTTGTCCTAGCAAGTGCGTCTATATAGTTTCCAAAATCTGTGTTTATCTGATCAAATATTATTTTTGTAAATGCTCCCTTAAATTTAGCGCTTGATGTAAGTTTAGACAATACGGCTGCCTCATAGTATACATATGCCGACACTTGGGCCACCGTGCTATCCTTTAAGGGTCCCTTTTGGTTTGCATACATCATTCTTTCTAGCCCGCTTGATGCTTGAACCAGTATTCCGCTATTGTCCAATTTGCTGATTCTCCGATCTCTTCATAGCCGAGTTGTATGCAATAACACGACCAAACGGATCGGTTACTGGGGTAGTTCCCATTACCTCAAATACTGTAGGCGTCTCGTTAGGATAATTAATTTCATTCCAGATGGTGCTGCCGTCAGAATCTCTAATATTTGTAACCTTTTCTCTAGTCGTCAATTTTTCTGCAGTTCTGACCTGAATAATTTGATCATTTAAATACTTGTTTGAGAACACCTGTTTATCCCCCGACCTGATGGTGGCAGAGTTACTAATAATTCCCTTTACATGGCAGGGAACTGTTTTATAAAAATTCCAATTTCTGACTATTGCGCCTGTGTTGGAATCCTGAATCTCAAACTGTCTATATACATCCAAATTCATAGACAAGACAGAGTCTACGATACTACTCATTATATAATCTCTGCTTTAGCTGTCAAGAGGTAATCTGCTAGTAAATTATCTGCAAATGCATTTCCTGTGCCAGTATAGGCATTTCCTGTATATTCAAAGTCCCAATCGAATGTAGATATATTCTTCACGTACTTGTTTTTCCATACGATATCTTTTGAGAAATAGTCTTTCATTAGTTCCGCCGCCGCCTGCTCTACATTTTCAGGCACAGAGCTCCAGCCAAACCTTCCTTGCACTTTGTATGGAACCCCAGACTTAAATATTCCAGAATAATCATGAATACTTGGAGGCACCATTCCGTTTGCAATGTAGACAGCATTATCTAGCGTGCTTGATCTATCTACCCTCAAACCAAATTTTGTCTCAGTTAGGTTTACGGTTAGTCCCCAATTGTTCACTGCTGGGCTAACTAAATTATTTATAAGCAAAATGTCTTTTACATATAATTTTTGTAGACTATTAATTTTGACTGGAAGTGGAAGTGTGTCCGATTCACAGCCGTAGATTACATAGACATCATCATACAGATAAAAATATTGTCCTGTGTATTCCTCTATTTGTTTGCGGGCATATCTTTCTGCCCTAATTAATTCTGCATATGAACGATATCCTGGGTCTGAAGAATCAGAGCTAAACCCTAGGTCGTGAATATGATTAAAATCGACATATGGGGTTGTAACAAAAACGTCCTCTATTTTAGCAACAGAAGTCCCATCTACGGCATACTCCCACTTAAGCCTTAGTGTTCTATTTCTATCTGTATAGGTGTATGGAACATTGACCGTATATGTTCCTGGATTATTCTCATCTAACACAGATGTTAGGGTTTGTAAAACTGTTGTTGTAGGAATTGGGGGGCTAATCACAGGGTCCTGCGTTATGTCGTAAATTTTTACGGTTGGTGCAGACTGTGCACTTGCAACATCTCCATTCCAAAAAACCTTATGGGTTATTGGAGATTGTGAACCTACTAATATCTCTGCCATTTAAAAGGCTAGATTAGTTGTAGTACTCCTGAACCTCTCTTGGAGTTGCTAATCTAAAGCCCTCCTCCTTATCAAAAATTTCTTGAGCTTCATCATTGCTCATTGCAACAAAGGGATGCTCTTTTGTAAAAGTAAATCCCATAGTATCATACCTAAAATTTTCTCTCATCATTCTTACCAAGACTGTGTTTTCTGGTTGTTCCGCTCTTGGGTCAAACTTTGGTAGCACTTCTACTGACATATCTTCTTCTTCCATCTTTTCTATGGTCTTGTTATATACAGACCAAGTAACACCTTCTTCCGCTAAAGCAGCAATAATATCGGCCTTGTTTTTTAAGCCATCTATTCCGACCGCAAAATCCTCTGCAATCTTCTTCAGATCAGCTATCTTTAATGTCTCAAATGACATAGATTCTCCTATTTCTACTCTAAACAATTATAGCATTAGTAAATTAAAATGAAAAGCCCCCCAAAAATTAATTTAGGGGGCTTTTAGCGGGTTTAAATCCTATTTATTAGGAAGCAACCTTAACGTCTTTAACGACTACCCATGCTTCTGCCTGCTCGATTTGGGTTCCAACACGAGTGTACATTGTATACTCGATGGAATCCTTACGTGGCTGGAAGAAACGATAGACAGTTACATCACGCTTGATACCAATAACTACGTTATTTGGGAATGTCAAGTGAATGTCACCATGTGCAGTGGTGCCTGCTCCTGTGTAGGAGCCTGTCTGATCCTCTTTTAGCATAGGAACTTCAACAATTGGAATTCCAAATGCAAAAGGTGCTACGAACCCTGCTGGGCCACCTAGACCTGCTTGCTGTCCACGGATAATGCTTGATGCAATATCTTCTGGATTTGCTGTGCCAGCGGTGACGCTGTTTTTAAATAAGAAATCTTGAATTAGGTTTGAACCTGACAAGAATCTTAGATCTGCACGGCGTTGCTTGTACTTACGTGGCATAGCCTTAAGTGCTTTGTTAAATAGCTCACGAGATACTTCTGCACCTGCGCCAGCTACTACGTTACCACTTGCCTTTGCTTTCTTTACAACACCATCAAATGACTTGTAAAGGTTATCTGTTGAAGCGGAATCTCCATTGAGAACTACGTCCTCAACGTCATTACCTGCTTGTGTTGCAATAAGTCTTGCAATGTGATCTTCTAGATCTGGACCTTCAATGTTGTCTTCTAGAGACTCGCTTGAAATTTCCCAGTTTAGACGAAGCTTTTTAGTTGTTAGAGAGATCTTGGAGAAAGTTACTGGTGAATTTGCTCCAGTGGTATCTCCTTCTGTTGCGAGAATCATAAGCTTCTCGCCGACTGACATGCGATCAATTTCAGATGTATCGCTTCTCATTCTGACTGTACGGGCGACTTTTCCAATTACGGTTGCGTCGAACATATAATCTAAAAAGCGGGCTGATTGTTCTGCATTCAAAAGGCCACCATTGCCTGCTTCGGAGGCACGGTGTACACCAGTTCCACCTGTGGTGGAAGCAAATGTAGCTGTAGCAGTTGTACCTGCTGCAATTGCCTTTTCTAATGTTTCATTACTCATATTATATTTCACCTACCTTATTTAATTAGTTCTGTTACGGAACCGAGGAAAGAACCGTTCCACTTTGATTTTTTGATTGTAACCTCCTGAGACCCGCCAAGGTCTAAGGACTTCTTAATTGCAGTCTCTGATTCTACTGCATTGACACGCTTTTCTACGCCATCAATCGTGCTCTTGATGTCTTCTACAGCCTTTGAAAGGACTGCATGTTGTTCTGCCAATTCTGAAATACGGCTATCGACGCTCTTGCTGAATGTTTCAACTGTTTCTTTAATAGCTGAAACTTGAACAGCATTTGCCTCCGAAGCCTTACTTAATGTTTCTGAGAAAAAGCCCTTTAGATCGCCAAGCATCTTTGCAAAATCAGGTTCATCAACCACAACTTCAGATACGTCGGCTGCTTTTTCTAGAATTTCGGCAGAAGCGTCTTCTGCTTCAACATCAACTTCAGCGGGTAGTTCTTTGGCGACTTCTGCTGGAGCCTCTGCTGGAGCTGGTGCTAGACCAGCTGCTGCCTGTGCTGCTAATACATCTGCTGCCTCATAAGCTTTTTCGATATTATTATCAACAACTGTTTCTGTGTTATCTGACACTTCTTTACCTCCTTCTATGTCTGCCTGTTTTGCAATTTGTGTTTCAGGCATCGACAATCTTGACTTTTTATATAAATCAAGAATTCTATCTATCTCTTTCGCTTTATTAACATCATTAGACTCTACCCATCCGATTAACGTTGCAGGTTTTCCTGTAACGGGGGAATCATATGACGATTCTGTAGAAATGAATACTGAGTCAGATTCATCACAATAAAAAATATTTTCTGTCACAATTTCTGCTGCCATCCCTTTAAACACTAGCTGTCCATTTCTTTTCGATATTGATACTATATTGCAGAGTTCGTTTGCTGGCGAATCTACAATTGACAACTCCATTAGGGAGTAGTCTTTAATAAATCTTATGGTCTTTCCTGTTGCCTTATTGACCTCGTTGTCGGAGTCAATAATTTTTCCGCCGATAGAAAATCCTTGTAGTGTCCCATCAAGAATCTTTTCCCAAGTATCCTGAGCTCCCTTTGAAATATATGCATCTACATAAACTCCATTGTAAAACTCTTTTGACTTTGGGTCATAGTATGCCTCTGGTTTAAAAGAAACTACTTTACCCACAGCAACTGGTTGATGCATCTCTCGTAGGTTTCCACGGAAACTTTCGAATGCCTTAATGCTTGCCTCAGAGGTGACTACGTCGCCAGTCTGATCAAGATTATCAAGCGTTGCAAAGCCTGCAACCGTCCGTTTTTCACGGTTAACCTTGGTAAATGGCACGGATAACGTGATGTTGTCGCCATTCGAAGACCAAAGAGATTTCTCAATATTCATATGCTTAATTTTATAACGTTATTGTATATAAGGCAAATAATCAGTTGAGTAGGGTTAGTCGACTTGCCTTCCCTCACCCTGGGGATTTCTTGCCTCGCCAGAAATATCGGGGGAATTTGCAGACCTCTCAGAATCTCTATTTCTGGTCTTTCCTGCCTGTGCCCTAATTTCTGCCTGACCCTGTGCCTTTAATTCAATAACCTTGTCGCCACCCTCAAGAGGGACCATGCCCATTCTAATTCTTATTTCATTTGGGGTAACAACCTGCATCCTTAAATATCTCTCATCAATTTTAGACTGTGTGTCCTCATCGGTCAAAGTAAGCTCATTGAATTTAAGAAGTAGGGCATCTGTCATTTCTGCAATTAATTTATTTAATTTCTTTTCTAAATTCATTTGTGCGGGATGGCATACTTGCTCTCTAAATGTTTTATCGGCATCTCGTGCCACCGCCAAATTTACCCCCTCTGGGGTTCCAATTTTATTAATTGGCACACGGTGAGATAATAGAATTTCATCTCTATTAGATTTACGATATACGTTAAATGAGGATTCTTGAGTGCCTGCCTCAATTGGCTCCATCTTAAATTCAACCCTAGACTCTGGTGAATCTGGTGGAAGTGGGATATATAGGGACCTATGGTTCTTTCCTTTTAGCCCCACCTGGAAAAATTCAAGGAGCTTGCGCTCAGACTCTGTTGATAACTTGGCACCCTTTACGGTAATGATGTATCTTGGTACTGCTTTGTTTTCAAAATAATCAAGGTTATATTTTCCAGCGAACTCGTTTCCAGCCATGGCGTTTGAGGACGCTACGATGTCAGCAATGCCATAGTAATTATTTGTAGGGGTGTATTTCTTTAGGTGAATAATCTCATTAGGTCTATCTAGCCCGCCTGCAATTGGATTAGGTGTTTCTTGATCTCCAAAGTTACGGAAAAATACTGCTTTACCGTATAGCAATTGAACAAATCCATCACGCAACCTGCGTACACGCATTGTCTTTGCAGGTATATGGCCTAGGTATCCTATCTTTCCAGAAGTGGTTCTACCGACCTCTATGTAGCCGTTTCCTGTTGCTTCAACGTCAGTATAGGACTTAATTAATGTCTCAGTAAATGTTTCCTCTTCGTTGCAATCTTCTAGCCACTCGTTTAAATCTTGACGTAATCTGTTTAGTTTTCTTCGTGCACGGTCTAATTGCTTCTCGTCTGTGATATTATCAAAAGCTTCTTGTGTTTTGCGTGTCTCAACAAAATCATATCCGAGGCCCACAATGTTCGAGACCTTGGCGTTAATTGCTGAGTAATTGTACGGAGAAATTTCGTAAATGGTAGAAAGATAATCTAGGTTGTATGGGGGCTCAATAAGGTCGAACATGGCATAGCCAGTAATTGCTTGTGCCAATAGGTTCTGTTGTGTCTCAGCACCATCGGTGCCCTGAAATTTCTTTTGTAAATCTCTATTCATCTTTCGACGAAAGGCAGGGCTTAGTCCTGATATTTTAGTAAGGTCATCTCCGCTTACCTTAAATGCATCTGTGCTAGTCTGCTCAGATATAGTATTGAACTTCATCCAATCTGTCAAATTAGATATTACGATATCTCTTGAAGTGTCCTCTTCTAGATCTTTAATCATTATTGCCCCTCTGCCCTCAATCTTTTCATGTCATCCTTATAAGAACCAATGTCTAAAGGATCTGGGATTAGCCCCCATTTAAGTCTTTGCTGTTGCTCTTCGTATTCATCGTCTGTAACCTTTCGTCTGGCCGAAAGAAATCTAGGCCCGCCTTCATGTATGCCGTACGAGCGAACCTCTCTAGCCAAAGCATCGATTTTGGATCTATTTCCCTTTTTGGCCGTGACCGAAAGATAGTTGCCATCATTATCTCCTATCCACCTTCCGTCTGGCATCTCCCAGACATAAACCCCTAGCGGGGATTCTTCTACAAAACTTTTTTGAGTTTTATTGATATTCATACCAGTTTATTTTACCATTATTTATGGTCTAAGTCCAGCTTTTGTCAGGGGAATATACAGAATTATGTACTTTGTAGCACGATCCAGTCATTATTGAAGGCAATAATGTCAGATTCTGTCAGGGACACCTGCGGTTCTGTTAAAGTTGACACCGCTCTTCCAATATATAGCTTGTAATGAGTTTCTACAATATTAGAGGTTAATTCTTTGCCGTAGGTAGCAATGTTCTTATATAGGTTACTTGGACCTCCTGAATTTTCGTAATTTATCTGTAGGGATCCAGTTACGGGGGTTGAAAATACTATTACGATATGGTGTGGCTCACCTGCACTCAAATAGGAAGAAATGTTTGTTTGATTAGTTACATCTGTATTATTTACGTATATCTTAGATATATTGGCCTTAGAAACGGCTCCAGAGCCATCCCAGGCCAGTCTGGTACTAGAGGGGGCGGAAGCATAGAAAAGGGTGTTAGCGGCCAACGTAAGGGGCGTAAAGACCATTTCTACGGACTTGATAGAGGATAAAGTATTAATATTAAATCCCGCACCGTTTTTAGCCCTAATTCCATTTCCGTAATTACGGGAGAGAATGGGGTAATTTAATGATCCAAGGTAATATTCGGTATTAGAAGATATCCTATCCCCATAGTTGTCGGCATAGATATCTTTATTTGAATAAAACGTAATACAGAAAAATGACAATGTCGGTAGATATTTGCTGGCATCCGTAGTAGACATTGTTATCCTAATATACAAATTCTTACTGGCATTAAATGAGTCTTTTGTGTATTGGGGAATTGGATTTCCATTATAGCAAGACTCATAATTTATTCCGTCAATACTAGACTCTACTGTTATTCCTAGGTCGTTCCGCCACTCCACTTTTGATGTGACTAAATTTAATTGTGAGGGAATTACAATAAAATCATTTATAACAAAGGTTCTAGCAGTGACCGTTTTTGTTTCAACAAATCCAATATGTTTATTAACTAAATCATAGGAAGTGTTGTCGTCCAGCCAATAGGTCCATGGCCTGTTTACTGGATAGGAATAGTCAAATGAGGGTTTTAAATTGGCGTCCGACCCGCTAAATAAAACACCTTCGTCTGGAAAAACTATTTGAATTGCAGGAGATGTTATATTTCCACTTACATAATGTTGAGCAATTATTGTATCTGACAGCCCGTATCTATATACAGCTGGAGCGTCTACCGTAAAGCTATCGCCTGCTGAGGTTGGCCCTATTTGTAAATTTAGATTTGTGTTAGTAAACTTAAATTTAGTTAGTGACTTATTCTCTTTGTTAACTCCATCAATATAGAGAATAATAGATTGTCCTGTATATTTACCTACAACATGAGTAACTTTTTTAGAATACGACAATGGGGATATTACCCAATCATTTTGCGACACTTTAAATACTATATGGCCTCTATCCCAAAACAAACCAATATTATTTGTTATATCTGCAAAAAGTGGAACTTGTAATGTAGATTCAATTAGTGGATATATCCATGCCTCTATTGTAAAATCATTATCTGATGTATTCTTGGTTCCTAGGCCCGCCCCCACTGTTGCCCCATAATAATCTTTTGTAACAGGAACAGTTATATACGCAGTATTAGTAATTTTAGTTCCAGATACCCCGCCAGAAACCAAAGGCAGCATGTTTGCCGCAGGAGATCCTACATAGGTTCCATTATTTCCGCATCCTGAAATATCGGCGGCGGTAGTACCAGAAGACTCATCCAACGGCCAGAAGCCTATTGGATAATCCTTAATTACCTTTAATTGATAGCTCATATTATTTTATACCGCTATTCTCGTCGTTCCTTGGTGCCCTATACTGCATACCTAATTATTATAATTCCACTTCCACCAGCAGAGCCATTGCCTGCTCCAAATTGACCGCCGCCACCACCACCACCTGTATTTGCCATACCAGAAATTCCAGTTCCATTTACACCAGCACCGCCGCCACCATAACCACCTCTACCCATAGAAGTCGGAGTGGTTTCACCGATACCGCCACCACCGCCACCAGCGTAGTAGTAAGTGCCGCTTACATTTTCTCCTGTTCCAGTAGCGCTACCCCAAGACGAATAAGCGCTTGTTCCGTCTCCTCCTCTACCAGTTGCGGTAGAAGAACTTGGTGTTGGCGCTGCTTCGCCCGCACCACCACCTCCACCACCTGCTCTAGTTACGTTTCCTGCACCACTATTTCCTTCAGAAGGACTATAAGAACCAGCATTACCAGAACCACCAGATGAATTACTACTGTTTTGTCCACCTGCGCCTCCACCAGAACCGCCGTTACCTCCTGGTCCTCCACCACCGTTGGTTCCATAACCACCACCACTAGAAGCATTTCCATTGAAAGATGAGTTGCTACCATTTCCACCATTCATGGCTCCACCTGCGCCAACTGTCGCAACATAGTTTTGTGCAGTAAGAGAAGCTCCAGTAAATGCTCTAAATCCTCCCGCTCCACCACCGCCACCGCTGTAGTGATATGCAGGTCCTCCACCAGCAACAACCAAGTAGTCAGCAGTTAAGTTTTGTGTAGGTTTAAATATTCCTGAACCAGTAAATGTATGATACCAATATGTGCCATCTGTAGTTACTGTTCCTCCTGCTGCTTTAGCTGCATAGGAAGCTGTTGTATTAAATACTCCTGATGATGTAAATTTGTGTACCCAATATTGGCCATCTTGATAAACTTCGTTTCCACCAGATGCTCTTT